CGTCGGCGCCGTCGCCGGTGGTGCCTGGGAAGCGGCCGGCGTCGAAGGCGGCGCAGCGGCTGCGGGAGCGGAACCAGCGGTGACGCTCGGCCCGCTCGGGCTGGTCGATCTCGACGACCCGCCGCTGTCGCTCGCGGACGACGCGATCGCGCTCGCCGAGGAGTACCTGCGGGTGCCGTCCGGTGTGAAGGCCGGCGAGCCGCTCGTGCTCACCCCGGAGCAGATCGAGTTCCTGATCGAGTGGTATCGGGTCACCCCGGATGGGCGTGCGTTCGTGTGGCAGCGAGGGATGCTGGTCGGCCCGAAGGGCTGGTCGAAGTCCCCACTCGGTGCGCTCGACGCGTTCTTCGATCTCATCGGCGGCTCGATCCCCGACGGCCTCGACGCCTACGGGAACCCGGTCGGCCGCCCGCACCCGGCGCCGTGGATCCAGATCGCCGGCACGTCGGAGGACAACACCGACAACCTGTACGGCCAGTTCTACGAGGCGCTCCGCGACTCGCCGGCGCTCGACGACTTCGGCATCGACCTCGGCCTGACCCGCACGTTCCTGACCGGCCGTCCCGGCAAGGTCGAGCCGGTCACCGCGAGCTCGACGTCGCGCACCGGTAACCCGGTGTCGAAGGTGCTGCGCGAGGAGACGTGGCTGTGGTCCCGCACGAACGGCGGCCACGCGCTCGCCGCCGCGCTGAACCAGAACGCCCGCAAGATGGGCGCCCGCGTGCTCGACCTCACGAACAGGTGGAGGCCAGGCACGGACTCGACGGCCGAGCGGACATCGAAGGCGGTGCAGGCTGGCCGTGACCGCACGCTGATCGTCGCGATCGGTGGCCGGCCGGTGCCGGACATCTTCGATGACGCCGTGGCGCTCGACGGGCTGCGGGACCGGTACGGGTCGCACGCGACGGAGCGGGGCGGCTGGGTGGATCTGCGGCAGCTGCTCGATGATCGCCCGCCTGGCGACACGTCCGAGGCGCAGTGGCGGCAGCTGTACCTGAACGAGGAGACGGCCGAGGTCGGCGACGCGTTCGACCCGGTCGCCTACCAGGAGATGGCGTCGGCCGACGCCCGGCTGGTCGAGGGCGACACGATCGCGCTCGGGTTCGACGGATCCGACACCGGGGACGCGTCGGCGCTGTACGCGGTGCGGTGGCCGGACTGGACGGTGTTCGCGCTCGCTGTGTGGGAGCGTCCGTCGGATCCGATCACCGGCGCCCGGGTGCGCGAGTGGAAGGTGCCTCGGCCGGAGGTGAAGGCGAAGATCCGGTGGGCGTTGGAGACGTTCCGGGTGGTGCGCGGTTACGCCGACCCGGCGCACTGGCAGACCGAGATCGACGAGTTCTCCGACGAGTTCGGGGAGTCGTTCATGCGGTTCCCGCATCACTCGGCGTCCCGGATAGGGCCGGCGTGTGAGCGGTGGCAGACGATGTTCGACGAGCGGACCCTGCGGTTCGCCCCGGACCCTGAGGGCACGCTGGCACGGCACGCCACGAACGCGATGCGGGTGCCGTGCGGTCCGGTGTCGGCGAACTGGTGGCGGCCCGGCCGCAAGGTCGAGGGCCAGCCGATCGACGCGTTCTCCGCTGCGATCGCCGCCGTGCACGCGCTCGGCGACGCCGTCGCGGCTGGCGGTGTGGCGCCGGCCGAGGACGAGGAGTTCTTCGTCTACTGAGGGAGGAGGTCCCGATGTTGCAGCGCATCCGCAAGTCCGGCACCTCCGTGCTCGAGGTGGGATCGATGGCGTCGGTCGTGGCGGGGATCGCCGGCTGGTCATGGCAGGCCGCGCTCGTCGTGGCTGGCTGCTGCGGTCTGGCCGTGTCCCGGCAGCTGGCCGCGCGTAGCTCGGAGGCGCCGTGAGTCTGCTGTTCCCCGAGCGTCGCGCACCGCGCGCCGGCGAGGAACGAGCGAACCCGGGGCTGCCGTGGAACCGGTACCTGCAGTACCTGACGACCGGCTCGTCGGTGACGCGCCACTCGGTGACCGAGGTGTCGGTCGCGTATCAGCACTCGGTGGTGTACCGGTGCATCAACAAGACGGCCGGGACGATCTCGACGTTCCCGATCGACGAGATGCTGCGCGGTGCTCGGGTGGATCCGTCCCCGATCATCGAACGGCCGTCGATCACGATGCGCCGCTCCGTGTGGTTGCACGCCGCTGCGGCGTCGCTGATGGCTCGCGGGAACGTGTACGGCCTGGTCGACGACGACTCGATGCTCCGGACCGGGTTCCCGACGTCGGTGGAGCTCGTGTTCCCGGACCGGGTTCGGTGGACCGCGGAGACGGGCTGGCTGCTCGACAACGAGCCGATCGACGAGTACCCGGTCGGGCCGTTGTGGCATGTCCCGCTGCACGTGCTGCCAGGTTCGCCGATGGGGCTGAACCCGATCGAGTACGCCCGGCGCACGATCTTCGCCGGGCTGGTGGCCCAGGAGTTCGGCACGAACTTCCTCGCCGACGGCGGCCACCCGTCCGGCATCCTGGCCCCGGACAAGGACCCCGGCCCCGAGGGCGCGAAGCGGCTGAAGGAGCGGTTCCAGGAGGCGACGCGCGGGACGACCCGCGAGCCGGTGGTGCTCCCTCAGTCGACGAAGTGGACGCAGATCCAGATCAGCCCACAGGACTCGCAGTTCCTCGAGTCGATGCGGTTCTCCGGTGAGGAGCTGTGCCGCTTCTTCGGTGTCATCCCCGAGCAAGTCGGGGTGAAGTCGTCTGGCTCGTCGATCACCTACGGCAACCGCGAGCAGGACAAGCAGAACGAGCTGCAGGACTCGCTGATGGTCGCTCTGGTCCGCCTCGAGGAGGGCCTGACCGAGCTGCTGCCGCGTCCCAGGTCGGCGAAGATCAACCCCGACGCGCTGCTGCGCTCCGACCTCGAGAAGCGGTACGCGAGCTACAAGGTGTCCGCCGACATCTACGCGCAGACCGGCTACTGGGTGGTGACGCCCGAGGAGTGGCGCGACCTCGAGAACCGTGGCCCGATCCCCGCCGAGTGGGGTCCGCCAACTCCGAGTGAGGAGATGCCCTGATGACCACGAGCGACACGCCGCGTCCTGCGGTCGATCTGCTGTACCGAGGCCGTGCCGATGACGGCGCGCTGCTGTTGCGCGCCGACACGGCCGACGCAGCGACCGGCGCGACGATGCACGGCCACTTTTCCCGGTTCGACGTCTGGTACGAGATCGACTCGTGGCTCGAGGGCCGCTTCATCGAACGCACCGTGAAGGGCGCGTTCAAGAAGACGATGGCCGAGAACCGGTCGCGCATCGTGTGCTCGTTCGACCACGGCTACGACCCGCAGCTCGGTGACAAGCCGATGGGGCCGATCGAGGAACTCCGCGAGGAGGACGAGGGTCCGTACTACGAGGTGCCGCTGCTCGACACCGACTACAACCGCGACTTCATCCTGCCCGCGTTGCAGGGCCGGCTGATGGACGGCCGGGCGCTCGGTTCGGTGCTCGGCTCGTCGTTCCGGTTCCGTGTGATCGGTGAGCAGTGGGTGAACTCGCCGAAGCGGTCGGCATACAACCCCGACGGCCTGCCAGAGCGCACGATCACCGAGGTCAAGCTCTTCGAGTTCGGCCCCGTCGTCTACCCGGCGTCGCCCACCGCGACCGCTGGTGTCCGGTCGCTGACCGACCACTTCTTCGCCCGCCAGCTCGCCCGGTCCGGGCAGCACGAACGCGCCCTGCGCGAGCTGGCCACCCTCGCGTCGCCGTCGGCCGCCACGAGCACCGACCCGACCGAACCCGTCGAGCCGCCCGAGCACTCGCCGGAGCCAACCCCAACCAGGTCTCTCACCTCATGGCAGGTGGAGATCGCCAAGCTCCGAAGGAGAGCAGCATGAAGTACGCACAGATGCTGCGCAACCAGCTCGCCGAGCTGGAGGCACAGCGCAACACCCATCTCGACGAGATGGACACGATCGCCGCCGCGATCGACGCAGACACGACCCGCACCAGCAAGGCGCCGACCCCCGACGAGGACGCGCTCCTCACGGTGCACCGCTCCGCCGTGGCCGAGCTCGACGGCAAGATCGCCGAGCTGGAGCAGCGCGCGAAGGACATCGAGGAGATCGAGCGTCGTCGCGACGCCGCCCCGGCGAAGGCGAAGGGACAGCCCGTGAACAAGGCCAGCTTCTACGACATCGATCTGCGCTCGGCGCCCCGCACGCCCGAGGTGGTGCGCGACATCACCGAGCGTGCCCGCCGGGCCGCCGACGCCGAGAACCTGTCGGCAGACAAGCGCGAGTCGATCGAGTACCTGTTCCGCCGTGACCGGCAGGGGGCGCTCGCCCGGCACATCATCGCGACGGGCCGGCCCGAGTACCGGTCGGCGTTCGTGAAGCTGGTGACGCAGAACCCGCCCATCCTCACCCCCGAGGAGCAGCGGGCCGTCGAGGAGGTCCGTAACCTCGAGATCACCACCGACTCGTCGGGTGG